CGTATGAATAAAAACTTAAACCAATTGCTACACCGCCTCGGTTCGCTCCAATGCGGTCTCGTTGATGTTTTCGCTAATGATGGCGATTGCATCGAACCTATTAATGATGGCTACGGCTACCAGGCTCTAAAGGATGCTGTAAATGCTGTCGAACTATCTGAGATCATCGTCAGGAATACATCAGGAAAACAAACAGCTTGGTTTCTTATTTCTTCAGGTGATGAGGGAGTCATAGATCAAAGCGGTCTCAATTATTAAAAACACCAATAGAATGAAAACTTCACAATTATATCCGCACCAAATCAAATTTAAAGGCCGGGAGGAGAATGCAATCGGTATCTTTTACGATATCAGCTTGCAAATCTTACTTGAAGACAAAGACCACAAACCTATCGAAATAATAAAGGAACTCAGGCAAAGAGGCTATGAGACAAACAACATTGTTTCAATTCGCAGACTTCAAGCTAGTTCCGGCCTTAAATACTCAACATTAGTTTAAAATTATGAAACCAATAAAAATTATCAATCGCATTCCAAGCTCTGCCGACATGATCGACAAAGAGGTAGACAAGCTATTCAATCCAAAGCTAAACAATTTCTTAGGCTATGCTTTTCCGCTGATTTGCTGTACCGGATGGGGTTTGATTCTTTACGCTATCCTGTTTTCTTAATCCTTAAATCTATACCATAAAATGAAAACTAAAAAAATCCACACTTCCGAATCCCTTAAATCTCAAGATGGCGAGTTTGAAAACTTCCACTATCAATTAGACGATGGCGAGCGATACCTTTTAACCGATGGCGAGGCAGATTGGCTTTTCAATTGGGTAAGGGGAAAGTATGTTATAGCTGATCACTTGATTCAAAACATCGAGGAAACCGATCAAGGTTATGTGTACACTATCGATACCATAGGCTTAGGTGAGGCTTTAACCGATGACCAATGTTTTCCTAAAGCTGTCATGTTATCAGATGATTCTGCCTTGCAAGCGATCATGTTTTACTCTGCCTGTGAACCGATTGAATGTTAAACCTTACCTGACCTAATTATGACAAAGACCGAATTCATACTTATTTGCAACGAATACTTAATCGAACCAAGTTTAGCACTTGAAAACGAAAATATCTTGCAAGCTTTAAGAGACCGAAAATCGATTGAAACAATTAAAACAATATTAGAAACCGAATTTTAAACCTTACCTGACCTTATGAGTATACTATCCGACATAAGAAACCTTGAGCAAATAATCGAGGATACAAAGCAAGCTATAATTTACTGGCAAGACGATCCGACATATGTGGACTGGCTTAGAAATGAATTGAGCAAATGCTACGCAAAGCTTAATAAACTGGAGCAATCAATATAAACCTTACCTGACCTTATGAAAATAAACCAACCAAACGAAAATTGTTTATATGTCACCATCGGCAACTTTACTTACTACTTTGATGATTCAATAGATGGTGAGTGTACAGTCAACAGATGGCATAAAGATGATGATGATATAAATGAACCTGAGCTTTTCCAAACAACTGAAAACGAATAAATCTTATGAATTACCTACTCGGAAACAAAAACATAGTAGATTGGGGGGTCTTTGCTGAAGTTGAAGACTCTACTGATCCTGAACTTACTCAACAGATAGAACTTGTCTTACCTGAACATATCCAACAGGAAATATACAAGCTTATTACTGACAACATAGACCAAACCAAAGCTGTTGAAGCACTGGCACAATTTTAACCGATCATGAAAATAAAACCAATACACAGCATTAAAGTTAACGGCTTGCCTATCTATGATGATGAGATGTCCGAGAAAGACTTGTTAGAAAAGCACGGCTTACCTGTTCAAGTTTTACTTGATCACAATATTATTGAACCAAGGGATTATAAAAAGACTTTTGGACGCAACCGATACCGCACAATTTACAAATATACCGATTGGAGCGTAGCGATATGTCAGTGACAATATATTTAACCGATCACCACGGGCGAAAGGTTGCGTTCTTCTATCGAATAGACTCAGAGAGATATTTAACAGCACCACAACTTATCTGGGCTTGTCGTCAATATCCAGAGTATCAAGGCACAGCGGAAAGCAAAGAGCATTTCATAGAACAAGCAAAGAGTGTTATGAAACAGCTTAACCGATCACCTAAAACTTGCGACACTTGTGGGTTGACTTCTCCTAAAATGGAAGCACAACTTACCTGTCCAGAATGTTTACTAACCGATAAATAAATACCTAAAATGACACCTACAGCAAAATATGGTTTCTTTGGAACCAAGAATCCAAATATTGGCGATAGAGTGCAACATAAATCAGGAGCATATGGAACAATCAAATATTTATCAACACAAGGCAATGATACATATGTGCATTTTAATTTAAATAAAGATACTAAAATATTAGGAATCATGCACAAGAAGGGTGAGCTGGCTTCTTTTCATGCGAAACACATTACTCCTGTTTAACGCTTTACAACAAAACAAAAAAATAATCGCAAAAAATTACATGCAATCCAGTAACAACGAACCGACTTTCCTAGATATGAACGACCTATGTGATGATAGCCTTGAAGCTCTGATACAGCATTACCTGTCCGTACAGCAGAAACTACCTAACAACTTAGCTGTCCGTGAAAGATTGCTTGAGCTAGAGAGGGAGCAGTTTAATAGGGAGCGTGAAGCGTCCACAATAGAGGGCGTTATCCGACAAAACACGGAGAATCCACTATGACCATACTTACCCTTGGAATGTTTGTCTTAGCTGGCTTACTGATCTTTGCTTGGGCATACGATATGTTATGAAAAGAGATGTGATACCAACAGGATTATTTACCCGAACGATACACGGCTACGATGAATGGCTTAACCGATACAACCCATACGATGATGAATACGATGAAGAACTTGAAGAACACCTTGAAAAGATGCGTGAAATGGACAACATCGACGACCAAAAGGACTACTGCGATGACCACCACCTCAAATACGGAGACATCGAAGCGTGGCTGTGATGGTATCTTTTGGGAAGCAGAAGCCGACATCATACGACAGGATTTATTAATAAACGAGCACTTCAGTGCGATGCGACCAAAGGAAGCAAGTGAACGAGACGTACGCAGACTTCGAACCAACTGACCTTCCGTTTGACTGGAGTGGGGTGGATCACGAGGAGATTAAGAGGGGCTTTGATTTCTTTTACGCCAATAATCAGATCACAGGGTTTAAGATGGATGAGAACGGGAATTATGTACGTGACCAAGACGGAAAGCTGATAGCGTATCGTACATCCAAGCAAAGACACCAACCGAAATCTTGGTTTAACAATTACTATCAATGAGCAAAGATAAAGAACCTACCCGTGGACCAACTTGGCGTATGAGGGAGTGGGGACGCACTGCGTACCGTAACCGCCAAGCAAAGCTACGGATGGATGGTGAGTCATCTCAGACTGAGTCGGCAAAGAGATTACTACGGGTCATGGCTCCGAGGTTAGGTAAGAGGGTGGATGATTTCATGTACACATTCGGAGGTAACACCGAGCACACCACTCCGTTATTCCTTACCTTTGTATTGGATATGTGTCCGTATCAGATAGCATCGATGGCTTTGCAAACCGTGCTTGATAACCTCCAGTTCAATTTACCTGTTGGTAGAATGGCGTATAAGATCGGCAAAGCATTTGAGAACAAAGCACGATGGGACAAAGCGATGGAGTTGATGCATCCACACAAGAAAGACTTACTTGCCCTTGATGACCGATCCAAAGCGATGAAGTTGAAGCAGTTCTACGACTACGAAGAGGAACGATTTACGCTATGGGATACTAAGTGTAAGGCAGGACTGGGGGCGTGGCTGTTGGAAGAGATACGAGTTGAGACTGGTGTATGGGAGATCGGCTTTGCTGTTGGTACTCAGAAGGGACACAAACCTGAGCGTATATGTGTACCGAGTGGTGAGTATACGGACTGGGTCAAACGATTTGATGCGTGGAAAGAAACTACTCGTGTATTTAAGATGGCATTACCTGACGAACCGGTTGATTGGTACGAGTTGATCGGTGGAGGGTACAGCTTAAAGCATATGCCTCCTCAAGAGTTCTTCACGGGGAAACCGATGTCTTGGTTTAAAGATTACGAGAGTAGTTATACACATGCATTCAGTGCTGTTAATAAACTTCAGAAGGTAAGTTGGAAAATTAACAAAGAGATTTTAGATATTACTCTAAAGTGTTACGACAACAAGCGAGTGGTTGGAAACATACCGAACTTCTCCGAGATACCAGAGCAACCGAGGTACACAGGAGATGACGAGCATGAGTTACGGGCGTGGAAGCTGAAGCAAAAGGACATCAAGAGCGTCAACGAAGCGAACAGTAGTAAACGTTACCTGACCATCCGTATTCTACACCTTGCCAAGATATATAGTGAGTGGGATAAGTTCTACTTTCCGTATCGTTGTGATTACAGGGGTAGAGTGTACGCTTTACCGTATTACTTACATCCACAAGGGTCTGACTTAGCGAAGAGTTTGTTGGACTTTAGTAACGGTCAACAAGTGGTGGATGAAGAGGATGTTATGTCGATATTTCTGCACGGTGCAAACATGTGGGGCGTAAAAGGTACACGGGATCAACGTATTGAGTGGGTAGGTAAGCGTCAGAACTTTATACTTGAAGCTGCGAATGACCCACACGGAACCGATTGGTGGACCGAGGCAGCTGATCCGTTTTGTTTCCTTCGATTCTGTCTCGAGTTCAAGAAGTTCACGGAAGAGGGGTACGGATACGTCAGTTATCTACCCGTCCGACAAGACTGCTCCAATAACGGTATGCAAATCCTTTCGTTATTACTACGGGACAAAGAGACTGGGAGAATGTGTAACTTAGTGGAAGAGGACCGAGCTAATGATATGTACCAAGAGTTTGCTGACCGTGTGTACGATGAGTTACAAGCAGATGGTAGTTTGATCGCACAGGAGTGGTTAAGGTTTGGTATCAGCCGGAAGTT